TATGCAGTACATATTGTTGTAGATTTTAAAACCCCCTATCCCTATTAAATTATTCATGAAAGTGTCTATGTTCATCATCTGTAAATTCCTTTCCATACTTGTTGTAAACACTGCAATCACCAATCGTAAACGCATCTTCAACTGGAAAATAATATATTAGCATTTCACAAAACTTTTTATCAGGTAAATGAAAACCATATCGTGATGAATATAATTCTTCTGCTGGTTTATTAATCATCTTGCCAAGAAACAATGGCAATAGGTTCTGTGTGGCAATCTCTTGGATTGCATACAAGTCATCAGCATCTAATAAGTCCACATCAAAGTATGGTTCATTGTACTCATAAAATCCATCTACTATTTGATTTACTTTCATATCTTATTTATTAATCATTGCAAGTAGCATAGCATAGTTAGCAAGGTCCATAATTGAATCATTGATTGATTCATTCTTTGGTGCATCATTACTATTAAGTAATACACCTAACCTTGCAACCTTTGTTGCTATAAGGTTTAAACAATTAAGTTGTGCATTGCCACCAGCTATTTGACCAGCCATCTTAAAGTTTGACAACCTATCTGCATTTGCATAGTCATCACCCTTGTTTAGTAGTACATCACGCATCTTATTAATGTACTCATCAAAAAATTCTTGTTGTTCTTCTTTTGTCATATTGCTACAAAATTAATAAATTATTTTATCATCCTTCAAACACATTGCTTCAAAGCCCATTTCACGCAGCTGGTCAATCCTATATCGTTGTAATGGCTTTAAGGTATCAGAACCAGTTTTGCATTCAATAAACACAACCTTACTATCTTTTAAGCACATAAGGTCAGGGAATCCATTCTCACTCAATCTAATAATGTTTAACACCATATAACCTTTGTCTTTGTATTCCTTTATTACTTTACTTTGGTAGTTCATAATCCCTTTTAAACATTCTCAATGTATAGTCCTTTTTATTAGTCACACTCTTATATATTTTAGATTCAATACCTTTTCGAGCAAATACCCAATACACATCATTGTTCTTGCGTTCCATTGTTGTCATCCTATCCTTTGACTGGAAGTAACTGATTGCACTGAAATCAATGTTATAATACACCAATGCATCAGCTTCACGTAATGATATACCCTCACGACCTGATATGATCTGAAGTGCTATGTTCTTATAACTACCATTGAACTCATCTAATGTAGTGCATAAGCTATCACCAAACACTTGCTTTAATATGTCCAGCTCACCTTTAAACTTATAGAATAAACCAATCTTTTGCCCTTTAAATTTATCACGTATGTATTCCGCCTTTGATGTGTCAAGTATCACAACACTACCATCCTCAAGAATACACGAACCACTACACAATTGATGTATCTTATTTTTCATCTTTACTGATGTATCTGCTATGATTGCACCAGCCTTACCAACAACAATCTTGTCTTTCTTTAATGTGTTAATGATGTCATGTGTACTTTCTTTTATATCACACCACAATATGTGTTCATTCACATTAGATTCAAATCCAGCTTCTGACTGTGTGTATGTTATAATGTGTTTATCAATGTATGGTTTTATCTTATTATAGTCAGCACTTGAATAGTCTTTGACATTAGCATAACCAAAATTACGTTCGGTAACATTCACAAACTCCTTTGCCCATTTATAGAAGTTTAATTGTTTAAACGGACTATTTAAACTAACCCAATATTGATGATAAACTTGAGAATAACTTTCCGCGTTTGGTGTACCTGACAAGAATATCATTGGCAATGTGGACCAACGTTGTTTGATTAGTTTAGTTGATTTGTTTGGCTTTGGAAACGAACCATTTCGATGGTGTTCATCGCTAACCAATATATCAAAGTCACCATCTACTTTGTGCAATGATTCGTTGTTTATTATTGTTATATCAAAGCTAAACCCAAATTTGTCATAATCATCTTGAATGCTGGTAATGGCTTTCTTTTTAGTAATGAATAAAACATTAGATGCACCAAGTTCTTCACATATTGATAATGATGTTAATGTTTTGCCGGTACGAACTTCCATCTGCAAATAGAGCAAACGATAGTCTGCAATGATGTCAACACCACGCTTTACAATATCCTTTTGATAATCTCTTAATTCCATTTAAAAAGGTAAATCATAATTAACCATAAACCATCTGTCACCATTTGTATGACCTTCGGTATATTCACCACCAATGTAGTTTGCATACTTCTTAACCCAAATGTTAAACTTCTTTTGTGTTAACCATTTCTTATAATCTTGGTAATCATTCACAAACTGATCATACATATTGCGTTTGTTCAATCTAATATTAAACAATTCAGTTCCATCATAATTGCACCACTCATAAAACTCTTGTGATGTTTCACTAATGAATTTACGAAGTTTGATATTCTTTGCATTGGTTTGTTTAATTAGTTTATGTGTGAAAGTATAATTGAATACAACCAACCATGTAATTGTCAAATCTTGCATATTCATCTTCATCCCAGTCATCAAATAATGTACGACCAAAATCATCATATGGTGTTAAATCACTATTATAATATTGTGCTACCTCAACTTCATGCCTTCTTCGGTCATGACTATTCCCTTCACCTTTGATTGCATAGTTAGTTGATATTAACATTTTTGGTGATTCCTCAACACCAAGTTTGATTGCATCCTTTCCTTTACGTTCTAATGTTATTCCTTCAGTGACCAAACTAAACTTTGATTCAAAGTCAAAATTCTTCTTGACATCATCAAACACTAATATTTGTGTATCTTGACTTATAGTCTGATATGGAAACGATTTCTTATCATCAAATGACTTTCCATCTAATATGCCAACCCTTCTGATTTCTTTTAATCCTTGCACAAATAAACCTTTACCAGTTCCACCTTCAGGATTGTCACTAATTACTTCATCATTTAATATTATTGCTTTGTTGTCAATCTTATTTTTATAAGTATGTAATAAATAACCAATTGTGCATTCAATAGATAATGGTTCACCATTACTTATGTTATTAATAAACTTTTGATAATCATTTTCAATATTGTCAGTTTCATTAAAATCCCTATCAATGATTTGGTTCTTCCATATATACCCATTTACATTGACATACTCATTTAAAAATACTTTGTCCTTTGTAACCTCTAAAATACCATTCCTAAATGCAATAAATGATTTGTGTTGTGTATCATTCAACATCATCAGGTCAATTGTTTCAAGTATGGTCAGAAATGAATCAGTAAATAGGTTTTGATAAGTTGCCACATATGAATAAACATCTATCTCATTATTGTCCAATAGATAAGATAAAACAAAATCCTTTATTATTTCAGTTGATGTTTCCGATACAATGTTAGACTGTATTTTAACAAACGATGGTTTAAGACTATCAGCAAAGAAGAACTTTTTAAATCCATTGCGTTCTAAAAACAATTTATATTTTAAAGGATCTATCTTTATATTCTGCTTCTTATCGTAGTACCAAAAATCATCATGTTCTGATTCATGGGATATTTGTTCATATACTTCACCATTTATGTTGTGCAGTTCCTGAACCTTTTCCTTTCCATATTTAAGGTCCTTTTTAATACTATCTATTTTGGACCAATCTTCAAAATACTTACAACCAAATTGTCTGATTCGATATGCACTTTTAATGGTATTAACTAAACTATCATCAATGTAATCTTCAAAGACTACATTATTTTTTACATAATTAATTGCATTAATTTCCTGAACTCCATATTCACAAAACGCACCACATATATCAAAAACAAAAGAATTTCGTTCACCAACAACATAATCCTTTTGCCAGTTGAATTTCATTATTAAATCAATCTTCTTAAAGTCATCATTGATTGGAATGGTTGGGATCTTTTCAGCAATTAAAAAACCATCATCAACCAGCTTTGGATTGTACTGTATAGCTTCATAATTAATATAAATATTTGGATCGTATGATTCGAAACAAACTCGATCAACGTTGCAAGTAGCAGCATCAAAATAGTCATAAAGTGATCCTTATTAAACTGCTTAAAATATTGTTCATGTTCTTTTGCATTGCATTTTGGTATTGAAACAATGGCTTTGTATCCATTTCTTGATGGTGACATAAATACCGAAACAATATGTTTGTTTTGTTTCAGCTGGTCAAACATCATATCCATCTTATTATTTGGTATTTTATCAAAGTCCAATACCATTAAACCACTATGTTCTTTTAGTCCTGACTTTTTACGTTGTGTAAATACACCACCAAAGATAATACAAGGTAATTGATTTTTTAATTTGGAACGTGCATCACCTTCCAATGTCATCATTTTATCAATGATGTGTTTTGACTTTCCTTCCTTTATTCTTTTAAGTGATTGGTCAAGTTGGACATCATAGGGGACATCCGATGATTTAAAAAGTGATTTAAAGATTGAAATCTTTGTGTTTTTTATCATATTGTGGATACAAATTTATAATTTTTATTTTTAGACTAACAAAACAAATCCTATGTGTCCTCGTAAAACGCTGATAATCATATGTTTTAACGATTTAGGACACATTTATTTCCCAAGTGACCCCCCCCCCCTTAAAATGAATTTGATTTTTGTGGGGGAGCAATAAGGGAAAAAATCTCAAAACGCGTCCTAATTAATAAAATGGTTAATTGCTTTGTCGATTGAACCATATGATTCCAAAACTTGCCATCCTAAATTCTCGATGTGCTTCTTTGAATAATGATCGTACGTTTCCAATCCTATTGATTGCAAATAAAAATGTCCTAAATCTTCGATTGTATATTGCATAATGTTATATATTAAAAAACCCCTCACCATATGATGAAGGGTTTGTGTTAGTTGTTATAATTCACTCATTAAGTTCATTAATCTATCCCACTCATTGTTTAACCTTTCTAATCTTAAATTAATTTTATGATTAGTTTCGCCAATATTTCTATTTCCTAAAGATAAATTTAATCTATGCTCATCTAAATTAATTCTTTCTTCAATTGAGATCATTCTGTTGTTAATTTCTTGTAAGTTCATTTTGTTATTGTTTTTATTATTATGATACAAATATAGTATAAAATATTAATACAATGCAAGTTTTATTTTATTTTTTTTATTGTAAAATATTTTAATACATTTGCAGTTCAATATAACACAATGAAAAAAAATATTATTATCTACTTCGCAACATACCTACCATTCAGCTTGGTATTGTTTGCCCTTAATTATTCAGTCATTGCAACAATTTTCTTTGTCATTGGCATTGTTTCACTTTTAGAATATTACAGTCATGACAGAATATGAAAAATCACAACTTCGTTTATTAGTTTATGATAAACTTGATGAACTACAAAAAATGCACGTTGAATATTATAATGATGATGAAGAACATTATTCACCAGCTTTAAGAATAGAATCAAAAATCAGAGAATATCAAACCATATTGGAAAAACTTAAATGAAATTTCAAAACACAATATCAAACGAACTTAAAGACATTTTAAAGTGTTGCACAACTGTTCCTGAACGAATAAAGATTGCAGAGAAACACAACATATCAATCCACACACTTAATAGTGTGCTGGAGGGTAAACGAAATATCACATACAATAATCACGATGCAATACTTGAACTACTTGCACAGGCAATAAGCAATGCAAAGTCTTTTCATATGTCATTGATTGATTATTTTCACGAAACAAAATACATTAAATTTATATAACATGGCAATTTTAGCAACAACAAACCAAACAAAGAAAAGCATTGAAATCATTCCAGCTGGTTCATATCCAGCAAGATGTTATTCAATGATTCACATTGGCACGATTGAAGAAACATTCAATGGTGAAACCAAAGAACGAAACAAAGTACGCATCACTTGGGAACTACCAACTGAAACAATGACATTTAATGAAGAACGTGGTGAACAACCTCGTGTCATTGCAAAGGAGTTCACACTATCCTTGCATGAGAAATCAACCCTTCGTGCATTCCTTGAATCTTGGCGTGGTAAATCATTCACCGACAAAGAAGCAAGTTCATTTGATGTGACCAATTTACTTGGTGTGCCTTGTCTTTTATCAATCACGCACAAAACATCAGGCAACGGTAAAACCTATGCAAATATTGCAAGTGTGTCAATGCTACCAAAAGGAATGGATTGTCCTGATCAAGTCAATGAACGCCAAGAGTTTACCTATTCAGATTTTAAGCAAGAATTATTTGATTCCTTTCCTGATTTTATCAAGGAAAAAATAATGATGTCAAAAGAATACCAATCGTTAAATAAAGATAGCAATGAAAACCTCCCATTTTAACGATATAGCAAACAATGTAATTCAGGGGATGACCGATCCCCTGATTGCATATGCAGAACTTAAAGAATACAAACGTGATATTGACCAAGCAATCAAGGACATTGAACCAATTGCATTGGAGGAATCAGAGAAATACGGCAAATCCTTTGAACTGCATGGAATTAAATTTGAACGAAGAAATGGATCAACACGCTATGACTTTAAGCATATTGAACAATGGCAAATGATGCACCAAGAACTAAAGAACTTTGAAATGCAATCTAAACAAGCACTTGCAGCAATGAAGCATGGTGCAAATTATATTGATGAGAATGGTGAGCAAATCCCAGTTCCAAAAATAACTTACACAAAAGATTCACTTATAACAAAATGAAAAACATACACCCCTATTTAATACCAGCCTTTGATGTTTACGAAATCAATAAACAATTGTCTGACTACACAACACCTGATGCAATCAAATATCAGGTTGCAAAGTATTATTCAAAGAAATCAATTATCAAAGTGTTGTATGGTCAATTGACTGCAAACGATATGCAAGAAATTATCTTGTCAAAGACACGTAAACAAGAAATCATTCGACCACGTTACACAACAATTTATTTTTTGCGTAATATATTAAACCTTAAACTTGCAACCATTGGTAAAATTATGGGATTTCGTGACCACTCAACAATTATACACGCTTTAAAGAGTTATGAAAGTTGGTGTGAATATGATAAACCATTGTTCGAAGATCACATTCAAATGTGTTCATTGTTTAAAGTACCCAACCGAATCCAGTTCCAAAGATGAACCCATTAATTAAATTATACTTGCTATCACTTGAAATGATTCCATTGCTGGATGATGTCGAAATACAAGGTGTCAAAGTACAACGTGACATTAAACGAGTATCACGTACATTGGAAACCTTTGTTGTGGATGCTTGTGATTTACTTGACAAACAAGATACCAAGAATGAAATCCATGATAAACTGGTTACTAACTTTGGCAAGTTAATGGATAGTTTAACCGAAGAAAATATTGTGAATCTGTGATTTTTCATTTATTGTTTATTTATTTATTCCAACCCACATCATCGTTTGATGGTGTGGCAAGGGATAATTTAGTTGATGCAATTATTTTTGTTGAATCACGCAACAATCCCAACGCATGGAACAAACGCGAAGATGCTTGTGGTGTTTTGCAGATTAGACCAATAATGATAAAAGATGTGAATCGTATTTTAAAACGCAAACAATACACCTTAAATGATAGATGGAACAAAACAAAATCCATTGAAATATTTTATATAATACAAGAATACTATTCACCAAACGGAACACCTGAACGCATTGCACGTGTTTGGAATGGTGGACCAAATGGATACAAAAAACCACAAACACTTGCCTACTGGCATAAAGTAAAACAAAATTATGAAATACTACATTCTAACACTTGGATTTGCATTAATAGTTGCATCATTAATGATCAACGATTTAACACGCAATAAACAAGAAATTATTGAGCCGCCTATCCTAACCAATACCGATACTATTTATTTGCAATTGGATAGCTTGGAAAAACAACAAGATACAATCAAACTTTATTATGAAAAAGAAATATCTAATTATCACATACTTCCTTCTACTGAACGCATTCGCTTATTCTCAAACCGCATTAATCGATGAAAAGACTGGTGATACTTTGGTTGTTATTACCCTCAATCAAATGGATGATATTTATGTTGAACTTATTCAAAAAGATTCTCTTATGGCTCAAGCAAAAATAAACGCGTTTAAGGAACTTAAATACATCGAGTTAATAGATAGTACACGAACAAACTTTGAACGCACTCAACACGCTTTAAATAGCCTCAATGAACGTTATGATGTTGTTTTGACCAGCAACCAAAGACAACAACACAAACTTAAACGTTCACGACAATCATTAATCATTGCAATTGGTGTAATTGCTTTGCAGATTATTTTAAAATAAATGTGTAAACCTTGCCACCTGACCATGATCTTTGTGTAATAGGAAGCCTTCAATCGCTTTTGGTGAATGCTGAAATCCATTCCGATGATGCCATGAATCCGTACCGCTTGGTGAACGTAATGACTCAATTGTGATACCCTGATAATCTTTCGATTGCTTATGGTGAACATGGTGGGTAAAAATGTATCTGTGCTTTGTGTTTGCCCAATATTCTTTTGCCTCAACTGCCATGAGCAATGGAAGGTCATTCATCTTTGCACCATCACCATGTGTTGTGCCAATAACGTTCTGACCATACTGAAAATATTTCCGATGTGCAATTGAACAATCAAAGGTCATGTTCTTGTTATTTCTGAACCACGTTTGAATGACATCCGCTAAAAAGAAACCACTTTGATAGTCATGGTTTGATGGATTGAATGTGAAGTGTACATCCGCCAATGGAAGCAACATTTCAAGAACATCAACATAAACTTGTTTTGCTTTTAAAAAGTTTGAATAGAACATTCCATCCGTATCTTGTGGAGTACCCGCACTCGTGGTTCTTTTGGGGCTATCGATGTGAAGTATATCGTTCCCACCAATGAAAAGTATTTGGTCTATATTATAACCACGTGACTTTGTCAATGATACCTTGCACACCTTCCTTCACACGTTGAACTGCAATGTTAGTGTTATAGTCCTCACCAGTTTCAAATGCTTCACAAAGTTTGCCAATGTGAACATCAGCTGGATCAACAACCAGCAAATGACCATCTTGTATTTTGGTTCGTGTTAGTGGTGGATATGTTGGTGCATAATCTTTTAAGTCATTGATTAGTTGTTCACGAATTTTATCATAATCAACTGCACCTTCAAAGTCAGGATTCTTAAAAAATAAACTTGTGTCTTTGGTTTTAACCCAACCATGTTTGACATTATGAGTTGGCACACCAGCCACTTCACAATATGTGTCAATCTTGGATTTTAAATTTAAGAAGTATTTTTTTACACTTAACTCTGATTTTCCAGTTAAGTCACCGATTCTTTTATAATAAGTATTACGTTGCTCATTATCAAATTGCGGATACTTGTTAAAGATGTCAATCCATTCATCCGAATAAATCCTTTTCATTTTGTACATTATATGATGGACACGCTTTGTTTGAAAACTCATTGTGTCCATGTATAGTAACATCCGGATAGCAACCTTTTAACTTTTTTACAAGTCTTATGATTGAATCCTTTTGTGCTTTTGTTCTTGTGTCTTGTGGTGTTTTGCCATCTGCTTCCACACCACCAACATATGCAATTCCTATTGAATATTTGTTTTGTCCTTTAGTGTGACTTCCCATCAATTCGATCGGTCTTCCAGCATTTATGTTGCCTTTTATATCAATGACATAATGATAACCGACATCCGACCACCCACGATTCAAATGCCATCTTCGTATGGTATCAACGCTGATGTCATCCCCTTCACGTGTTGCAGTGCAATGAATAATTATCTTATGGATTGCCCTCATATTTGTTTCTTAACATCCTTGATCTTTGAAATCATTTGTTTGAATTTATCAATAAACGAATAACCTTTAACTGCAATAAATGATTCATCCATTGACTTAACTTCAATGCTTATCAAAGTTAATGCAGTGATTTTGGTTGCAAGAAACTCCACATCAACAACACTCATTGTTAATTCATTTATGATAAACACATCCGAACCATACACCATCATAATAGTTGTGATGTATGAAATTAGTTTTGGAACGAGTCCATTTCTAAATATTTTGGATGTGATTTTTTCGTTTAATTGTTTGGCTTTCCAAATGCCAAATGCAGTGTCAATAATGGTGCTTAAACTAATTAAAATTATAAGCGGTTTTATTGGTGCAAAAAATAGTATGATGACTTTCAATATGGATGTCAAATATGTTTTCATTCTTCTTCATCCGTTTCAGGAACCACACAGAATGTTGATTCAGGATATTTTTCACAGTATGCCTTTAAATAAAGCGAGTCATCTCCAGCGAATGTATGTACACCAACTGGGTCAGGATAAACCTCGTAATCCTCTAAACTTTCAACCTCTTCGTTCAATAACATATCAACGCTATACATAGTAGATAGGTCTGTGCATTCACCTTCCTCATCAAATGCTCTGCAAATATGTCCTATCTCAACGATTGCATTGATTGCTGGTATCAAAGTTTCGTTTCCTTCCTCATCTTTATTATATAAGGTTGGTCTAATGGTTTCCCATTGCTTGTCTGTAAATTCGTATTTCTTAAAAATCATAATGTTGTTAATGTTGCTAATTCACTATTTGATAATCTTGTGTTGTAAATTTGAGCTTGGTATACTTTTGTTTTTTCTTGGTAGGTAGGTGAATTTTGATAGTTTTCAAGTCTTAATCCTCCGCAAGTAGGCACAGTACCTAAAGTGTCAACTCCAATCAATGACCCATTTAAGTAAAATGCAAAATCATTTTCTTTGTAAGCAAATGCAGCTTTAAATCTTCCCTCACTCAAAACACCACTTGCTATCGTTACTTGATTCCCACTATTGTCGCAATACGCTTTTAAAAGATTTGAACCATCTAAATAAAAGTAAATACCATTTGCTGGTGATGAAGTGTTGTATATGTTCATTATTACAAAATCTTCACCAGTAGTTTGTAGTTCAAAGTCAACAAAAATAACTCCCTCCGTTTGTCCTATTGAATCAGAAGCGTTTGTTAATTCACACGCATCCGCATTCCTCGTAACGGATGAGCCTGATGTATTTATTATGGTTGTGGGATAGTTGCCAACCTCAAGTTGGGCTCCAAAAACATAACCACCACTTGATCCGTCACCATTATAAGAAGGTTGGTTAGATGAATCTAAAGTATATCCGCTTGTCGGTAAAAACGAAACGTTTGGTGCATTAGTTGCACTATTTGCAGTATACGTCATTGAAACTCTATACCACCCACTACCATAATCTTCGATTTTTGTGCTTGTTGCGTTTGCCGTACTTACAACAGATTGATTTGATAAATTATAAATTACATAAGGACTTGGAGTTTGTCCACCTACTCTTAAAAATGCGTAGCTATATTCGTCAGCTTTGTAAAAAGCAGATACAGTATGAGCAACACCATTTGTTGAAGATATAACTTGATATGCTATTTTAATACTTAACCCTGAAGATGCAATAATTTTATCTGCATTTGTTGTTCCATCTGGCGAAGTTGTATTGTTTGCAGTTATTGTAGTACCGCTTTTTGTCCAAGCTGCATTATCTAAATCACTCGAATAGGTAGCTATGTTACTTCTTTGTGGCTCTAAAATTAGTGAGCCATTGGAGTTGTTAAGGTAGTCAACGCGAGGAATATTTAACCTCGTTGTGGTTGGAAAATATGTCTTTGCGGATGAGCCTTTGACGAGTTGTGCGTTTTGTATGTAAATGCTGCCACTTGTTCCACTTACGTCATTATTTCCGTCTGCGGGGTATATTCTCACATCAGTTATATCACCACTATAAGTGATTGAACATCTATAAAAACCATTACCTACACTTTCAATACTTGCACTTGTTGTATTATAGCTGCCTAAAACTCCGTTTTCAAGGTCAAAATATGCACTATTATTACTTCCTTTCATATGCAACCAATTAAGTGTAGATGCCTTTGCGTAAACACTTAATGTTTGTTCTCCACTTAAAGAAATAAATTGACGAATAAAACCATAAATACCAGTCTTTTCAATTAACCAAGCATTTAAGTTTGAGTCATAAGTTTCTGTTGAATTGTAGTTGCCCCAAGTCGTATCAAAATCATTTGATTGCTGAAGCAAATTATACGGCATCTCTTGAATATAGCCCTCTGAATCTGTGTATGTTCCAGTGGTGCTTCTTGAGAATGTAAATTCTTGCTTGTAGAATCGTTCACCCTCTTTGTAGTATCCGAGTAGGTTGTCTGTCTTTCCAGCCCAGTTACCACCGCCTAATTGTATTGTAGGTTCTGCCATTATAGTATTATATAGTTATAAAAGTTAGCTAAATTATTAAAACTCAAGTTTACCTGACCAGTCAAATCCGATAGCTCCTCATCACTTAATGCTTCGTTAAAAGTCATTAGTTGTTTTGTTTTGCCGTAGAAGTCTAATGCACCATCACCTCTATCAAACGCTAATTCTGATAAACCAACTGGAGCAAGTCCACTTGTATCGGTTGCAACCTCAACACCATTTACCCATAGTGCAAAGTCGTTAGCTTTATATTTAATTGCTATTTTATTATAATCTGTATCATTTGATAAGATTGTAGTTGTAAAAAATTGAGCAACATTGCCAGAATAAACCGCAACCGCTAATCCATTAGTAGCAGAATAATACCACAATGAAATTCTATTTACAGCAGTTCCATCGGAAACGCTCAAAAATCTTTCATTAGAATCATCCGCCAACGCTGCTATCTCTGCAAATAAAACCCCCTCCGTACTATTAAACGTCGCAGCAGTCCCAGCATTGTTGCAGACATCGGCGGTTCGAGTTGTTGTGCTTCCGTTGGTTGGTATGTAGGATGTTAAATAGTTGCCTTGCTCTAATTGTGCTCCCCACATATATATACCGCTTGATGGTATATCATCAATCCAAAGACCTTGAGTACTTGAATGTGTGTTATCTTCTATAAGGTCAAATCTTTGCCATTCTGTTGTAACCGACAAACTTTTTTGTGTAACTGTAAAGATAGGGTCTTTTAAAGTTACATTAACTGTACCGCTTACGCTTTTTAAATAAACAGACCTTGCCACAACTCCAGTAACTGAAGCACTTTTTAATACTCCTGAAGTTCCGTTACCTACAAACTTTGTTGCGTTATTTGTTCCGTCAGGGCTTAATGTCTCAGTAGTGTTGTGAGTTGCAGTAACACCGCTTTGTATTGTCCATTGAGAAAAATCAGTTGAGTAGTTTAATAAATTAGTCCTCTGAGGCTCCAGCAATAAACTCGCACAACTTGCCCCATAATCCAAGCGAGGAACGTCGTTTTCAATGTATTGTATAACTGATATGCTATTAATAACCGAACCAGTACTTGAAGAATAGCCATTGTTAAAACCTACAAAAGTATTGCTCGTTCCGCCAACTGCCTCAATTGTTTGAACACCTACCGATAATGCGTATTGATTGCCACCAAAATATAATTGCGTTGCTCCGTCTAAACTTGCAACATCAACAACAACCTTATAATATTTATTTGCAGTAACTACACCACCTTGATAAGCAAGTCCACCGCTTGTTTTGGTTAGTTGTCCACCAGATATACTTGCAGAGCCGCTCCAATCACTATCCGTTGCAAAATCCCCGTTTGTTACTTCTTCCGTTGTACCCAAAACTTTTGCAACCTCAATCAACCCCTCACTATTTACCCTTGTTGCACTTGATGAACGTGAGAAATCAAAGTCGCCTATGTTTGTTACTTCTTTTACTGATACGTTGTCTATTGAGAAATCAGCAGTACCATTTGTGTAATAACTTGATAAATAAACTGCCAATACAGAATTAGTTGCTGTGTGATAATAAGTGAAAGTTTCAAAGTCAGAAGAATTGCCACTATCAACATCTATATAAACTCCATTAAGTAATCTTAATCTATAAAAATTAGAATCATTTGACTTTAAAGAAGTAGTTATTTTGTATGTCTTACCAACAATAACATTTATGTTTTGAGATATTCTATTATTGAAATTACTTGCTAAACCTTGAATTGTTGCAACTCCACTTGTTACAGTAAAAGAAGTAACTTCTGTACCAGCGTTCCAATTATTTGTTCCATCACTAAAATCCCCATTAGTAACCAACTCACTCCCAAATGTTGGGTTAGGCTTTACCGAGTATAGCTTTCCGTTTTTATATCCGCTTGGTATTTGTATTAAACTTGCTTTGTCTAATATGCTCATTTGATTCTGTTTAAACTTTTAATTATACAACTTCGGTTTTCAACCACACCGCCATCGGCTAACACTCTTAATTTATATGCCTCAAAAAGAATCCGACCAATTGAATCGAATGTTTTTATTGCACTATATTGAACGCCAAATCCAATCATTAAAGCTTGATCAATAAAACAGATCCACTTGCAACATTCACAGTCTTGAATGGTCGTTCACTCGCTGGAGCAATTACCATCCCTTTGGTCAATGTCTTTCCAGTCAATCCCCATTCTGCAAGAATGTCATTGTCTAAAACATCAGTCAATGCAGTAAAAACCACATCATCATTAACCACTAAAAATCTATAATTTGTCGCAATTGTGCCAGTCACAACCGCACCATTGTCTGCATATTTTCCGCCTTTTAAAGCAACTAATTCTTCTATTGTCATTTTTTAAATACTTTCTCTAACACTATACTCCATGATTACCCTCGCACATTGCGAAGTTGAATCAAATAAAATCTCTTGATTGGATAAATAAATTTGCTGAATTGTTTTGCCACCGCTTACACCTTTAAATCTATTTAAAATCAAATCAATTTGGTCAGCAATATTTGCAGCTTCAGCAAAACCACCATTCCCATCTTTAACTTTGCTTGCAAAAATATTAATTTCAACATCGTGATTAATTATCGAATAACCATCCTTAAAGTTTTCAGGTGTTGATTGTTCTGTTATAATAACACGCGGAAACAAATTTTCTTGTGCAGCAAGTCCATAGTTCAATTGCTCAACGATACTCGTTATTGATGAAACATTCAACAGTTGATAAATAGCACCCCCAATCATTAATGCAAATTTGTACTATCAATCAAATTTATTTGTGTAAACTTTTTTACTTTGTTTAGCAGTTTTTGATGCGTTGCATGATCTGCACAATGCTTGGAAGTTGTTTTCATCCCATTTATCACCACCATCAGACACCGGAACAATGTGGTCAGTGTAGTATGATGATTGATGACAATCCACAACCTCACACACCGGATGTTGCATTTTATAAGCAAGTGATAATTTACGCCAACGTGATGTGTTATAAAACTTCAAATCCGCTTGGTCTTTCAACCAGTTTTTTTTCTTTGGTTTATCCTCTCTAAACGAATAAACTTTGTGTGGCATCTTTGGCATTATTAAGGATGATATGTATTGCCTTGCAAGGTATGATAATCACCATTTTGATCTCGCCAATAAATATGTCTTCCATAAAACATAAACTCACCATTTTTAAAATAATCACCACCGCCACCAGCTTCAGATGTTGGTGGTAGTGCATTGCCTTTCATTTGAAATAAATCCGCACGTACTTTGTTTGATTCAGTAACCTCACCTTTTTTGAATACTGGAATATCCCCTTCATTAATTGGATAGGTTGTTTCCTTTTGGACAACTGGAATAAATTCAGCACCAATAGGAACATCCGCAGTCACCTCGAAATAATCTGTTTCATTGTTATTGTTTGAATTAATAACACTTAAAATATCACCCTCATAAATCCTATTACCTTCATATGGTGGAATGTTTATTTGTTGCACAACATTTAAATCAGGAAAAAATCTTTCTATATAATCAACACCTTCAAAAACACCACCATCATCAACCACTCTATTTTTTTGAAAAACTGCATAAGTATCTGATGAGTTTAGCATTGGTGTGAGTTCTTCAATACCTCGATAAATTTTGTTTGTTTTAGTTGCAGCTTCCATATCTCTGTTGTCAACAACATCTTCTTTGTCAACAACATCACCAATTTTTTTAATTGTGACTTGTGTTCTTGCAGATATTTGTTCAAACCACTCACCATCAATTTGGTCCATTTCATAATTACGAGTGCAACCACTAAACACATAAACCTTGTCATTGTATGAAATTGATTGGTAAGGATAATAATCACCAACCAAACCAGTGGATATTTTTTCTAATGGTTTTGTTTGTAGTGACATAGCTTCCAGCACACGTGCATAAGAAAGGAATGGATCTATTTCGTCAAAATCACACAACCATTGTGTTGATTCAACCAAACTTGTTGATTGTGTATTGTTATAATTTTCATCAATCTGAATTTTTGCAATTGTTGATGTTCCAATTTCAGAGTCTACAATAATCAACGGATCAAGTTCAACCTCTTTTGTATAAAAACCGCTTGGATTTTCAACCTCCAAAGTCATGGTGTTGTTGTCTGTGCTTTGTTCTTCTGGAAATCTTACTTGTATCCTGTCAATAATAAATGCAGTTGAATAGTCAAGTGCAGTATTGTCATTAATAAAATCATCTTTGCCAATATAGTTTGGTGTTATTCTTAAAGTAAAATCACCATCAAAATCAATTGATGGTGTATTGAATACAATGGTTGTTTGACCATTTGTATTTTTTACAATTTTTGTCATTTTTGCATTTGGTGAATTTACCAAATCATTTCTCCATTCACCATTTATATGAGGAGGATTACCAACACCGCGTAAATAATAATCAGTTGTAAAAAGTTCAACATCAACTTGACAACTGAAGTTTGGTAAATTATTAAATGGCTCACCTCGTTCAGTTCTCAATCTCATTGATATTCTTATGTTTTCAAGACCATTACCTTTAATACTTCCAATATTTACTTCACGTTGATTTGGGTTTAAATCAATAGGCGATAATGTGTGACTTTTAATTGACATGAAATCAATTGGAATTTTACCCTCAATGTGTTGCTTTGCTAAAATTCGTGTTCTGTAAGCTCCAGCAAAATATCCAAATGTGCCACCAGATAATATGTTTAAATCTTCACTCCCTGAATTTCCAACTGACTTTTGATGTGAATATGTGTCATCCGTATATGTACCATCCTTTAAATATTCACGATATTTGATTGAACTTGAATCAAAATTACGTACTTGCTGAATCCAATAAACACCATCAGCATGATAGATTCGACAACTAAACAAATCCATCAACCCTTTCAGTGCATCATAATATGATATAAATTGAACTGGATTTTCATTGGTGTCACCGATAAACATATTGTCAGGGATATATGTGTAATCAATTGGTGAATCATCCGTTGTTGTTGATGAAAGAAGTTTTGATTTATATTCTATTGATTCACGTATGTAAGCATCTGATGCTGACCAAAATTGTTTTAATCCAAGTATGTCAAGAATTTCAAATATGTTGCTTTGTATTTTATTAACTGTCAATGTTTCTTGAATGTACTCGTATTTTTTAAGAGCATCAAGTCCATCAATTGCTTTAAATGTATAAGGTCTTGGTTTATCAATGTTTGACCATTGAACAAGGTCCATCACAATTATACCAGCCCAATCAAGTTCCCAATCTGTTGTGTATCTATACACCAACAATTTAAGTTTGTTATCTTGTGTAATTTGGTATTGTTCAAAGAACCTATCAAAGTAACGATCATTATTTGCATATGTGACTGATGTGCTTGATGACTTTATTGATGCAAGTATTTCATCACCCTCACCTTTCCATTCTGTTTTTAAATCAACAAGTCTTGGTTCAAATATTGGTTTAAATTGATTCGCAACAATATATGTATTTCCTATTTGATCATAGGTTGCAGAATATGCAACATTAGTTGTTATTTGTGTAGTGATTCCGTTTGAATAAATTGACGATACAATTGGCAATGGTGCTTGTGAAACTCCATCAATATATAAAACCAATTCTTGACCAACCTCAAGAAAATCACGCCAATCTTTATTAATGTAAAACGTGTTACCAGTGCCACCAATTATGTCAAGATTTGGAAGTCCAATATAATCATCTCCATATAATTCAACCTTATAACGTGTATTGTTATTTGATTTTAATTCACTTCTAAATATTACGTTTCCCATTTATCTTGAAAATCCTTTTTCTCTATTTTGAACAAGTATTAAATCGCGACCTGAAATCTTTGTTTCTAATGATATTGGTTGCAATGCCATTGTTCCCATTCCGCCACCAGTTGGTGATGGTGATGGACCACCAGCATTCATGTCAATACCTTTTTTACTTATATTTGATAACGCAGTTCCTGCTGCTATTAATGCAATACCACCAGCAATTGCAAGACCAGCCCCCGCTGGACCAAGTGCAATTGATTTTGCAATAGCACTTTCAGCAATACCAATTGCAATCATTGATTCTCCAAAAGTTTGCATAAATCCACCAATAGCTTTCATAAACCCTTGACCAAATTCTTGAACATCTGAATCACCAGTCATTGCATCACCTAAAAACTTTCCAAGACTGACCGCACCTTGTGTTGCTAATTGTTTTAAACCATTAGAAAGTGACTCCCCCATCTTCATTCCAATTTCTTGTGCTTGTGATACAAGCCCTAATTCTTGATTTGATAATGGTTCAATTTTTATTTGAACTGGTTCAATTGCTTTGTTTGCCATTTCACTAATTTGTGAAGTGACATTTTCAATGCCCTTTTGTGGTGGTGCTTGTATTGCAATTGCAGTTGATTTTGTTTTTACACCACCAGTTGTTATACCCCCAGTTTTATCATCTGTTAATTTTAATTTACCAACCCTTTTTAATATTTGTTCTAATTCTTTGACATTATCAACTGCATCAACATTTGTTGCATTTAAAGCAATAAGTTCTTTATCAAGTGCTTTAATGTTGTTCTCAATATTTTTTATTCCAGCTAATTCAGTACCAATAAATTCACCTTGCTTACCAACTTGTCGAGTCGCTTCAAGTGCTTGTTGAAGTGCTTCCTTTTTTTGTAATACTAAATTTTTTCGCCTTTCAATTCCTTGCCTAATTATAGCATTTGTTTGCTCAATTGTTGCCTTTGTTGTTTCAATTGTAACTCTTATTTCTTCAACAGATGCTTTTGATCCTTTTTTCTTTAATTGATTAACCTTATCAAGTTGAGTTTTTAATTCTTCATACGACTCACTCATTTGGTCTGTTGCATCCTTAACACTTTTAAAAATGTTATTAGTTTCGCTCGCCGCAATATTTAATGCAGATAATGCAGATGCCAATGCAATTGCAACCAATACCGCTGGATGTGCAATCAAGAATGCCATTGCAAGTTTTAATGCACCAAATGCATAAATCAATGGACCAATTGCCGCTGCAGTTGCAGCTAATTGAATGATAATTTGTTGTGTTTCAGGATTCAGTTCTGTAAATCCTTGTGCTAATTTTGCAAGGAAGTCTGTGACCTTAATAACGTGTGGAGCAAGTTTTTCACCTATGGCAATTCCCATTGCTTCGGCAGCTGACTTGAGTTTAAACATAGAACCCTCAAGTGTGTCATCCATAATACCAGCCATTGCTTCGGCTGCACCACCTGACTTTTCATATGCTTCGGTAAGCTGGTTTGTTGTTTCAATGTTTTCAGACAAAGTTATTGCAACACCAACCGAACGTTTGTCAAAAAATTCAAGTGCAGTTGCAGCTTTATCACTACTTTCAGATATTTTCTTTATTGCATCATCAAAATTAAAACCATCTTTTGTTGCCTTTAACATCATACCACGCAACATTGTTCCAGCGGTTGATGCTTCATGGCTATTGTTAACAAGCACAGATAATTGTGCAGTTGTTAGTTCCAATGAATTACCCATTGCGTTTGCAATTGGTGCAACTTTATTCATTGAGTTTTGGAACTTTTCTAAATCAAGTGCAGATGATGAAAATGATTTTGCCATTACATCAGTCACACGTTGCATCTGATCCGCTTCCATTCCGAATGCTCTCAATGTACCTCCAGCAATTGTTGCTGATTGTGCTAAATCTTCACCAGTTGCAAGTGCAAGGTTTAATGTTGCACCAGTTATTTTTTCAATCTCACTTGCACTAAAACCAAGTTTTGAGTAATTCAACATTAATTCTGCAACCTCACTTGATGAGAATCTTGTTGTCATACCAAGATTTTTTGCAGTGTTTTCAAGATCTTTAAATGCTTGACCAGTTGCACCACTTATGGCTTTAACCTTTGCCATTGATTGCTCAAACGTTGCAAATGTTTTTGTTGCAACCGCACCAAGTCCAACAATTGGTGCAGTCAACGACATAGACATTGAACGACCAACAGACTTCATTTTTTCGCCTGATGCTTGAAGTTTTCTAATTAAATTTTGTTGAGATGTACTAAATGCTTTTAGATCAAATCCAGCTCTTATGTTAATACTTTTCTTTGCCATTTTAATTGAACCAGTTTGGTTTTAGTTTTTTAAGTTGTTCAATTTCTGTTTTTGTGTATGGATTTGATTTTGTTCCTTTCTTACCGCTTACTTCTTCCCACTCAAACTTCATCAAATCTTGTGGTCTTTTCATTGATTTTTGTCCTTGTGATTTTAATGTAACATATGAAATCAATCTTGCAGTTTCCCACATTGATCTTGCATTAATGTTTTCGTTCAAACGATGTCCAACATATGCATCCCATATTTCTACCATTGTATAATTATTTAAACATAAAGGACTTTGTTTTAATGCACCCAAAACAAAACCCCTTATGAAATTATGCAATGGCAATTTTACTTTTTTGCTTCCACATTTAAGTTGTTAAATGCTGCCATGTCTTGTGACATAGCTTCAGTGAATACATTAATCAAACCCATGTCATCATCAATTGCATCAATAATAAAGTCCTTTGTGACCTTTTCACCTGATGATTTCATTCCAGCATAAGCAATGTCAACAATGGATTCCATTGTCATATTATCACCCATTTTTGAAACGCTTTCACCAGTTTCTTTTTCAAACATTAACAATGCTTTGAAACCGAATTTGAATTTGTACTCTTTGTTTTTAATTTTTATCATGTCACAAATATAAAAAAAGGGAATGAAGTTACCCCCATCCCCCATTTATCACAATATAACAAAAATCAATTTTTTATGGTGTGACTGTTCCTTTTGTCACTGCACCAGTTCCTTCAAATGATACTGAAAACGTTGTTGATTCCTCAAGTCCATCAGTTCTTTCAAGTGATGTTATAAAGCACGAACCGCTGTATTCAGTATCGCCTGAGATATCGGTTGTGTAAGTTATTGTAACTGCATTTCTTGCTATAAACGCATCAAATAAATCTTCATACCCATAAGATGCATCCTCGTCAAAAAACCCTTCAGCTGAACCACTAAATGCTTTTTGTCCTTCAAGACTTTCTTTCCATCCGTTTGAATCTTTTGTACTTGCGTCCCTTGTTGACATATCAAATGTCAATGAGTTTGATGTCAAGTGTGCTATCGTTGTCCCAGCAACTTGAATTTTTGCGAGAGTTCCGTTTAATATTCCCATTTTTTTATTCCCTTAATTTTTATACAATATTAGTTATTAGATTTTTTCTTTTTTGTAACTTTTTTAACTTTTGGTTTTTCTTCATTTTCAATTGCTACTTCAATAATGTGTTCAATTTCTTCTTCAAAAGTAAAACCATCAAGTGCTTTTGCTACTTTCAAATCAATCAATTCTTTTCCCAATTTATTGGAAACACGCAATTGTGTTCCTTCAGGCAATGTTCTTGCATGGATTGCATAATCCTTTGTTAATTCTATTCTCATAAATTTAATTTTTTTGCTTTTCTTTTTATATACTTTTCAAGTTTATCACTTGCTTGTGTGTATATTTTATCACTCGTTTCAGAATAAGTTTTCTGAATAAAATTCTTTTTCCCAGTTGGGTTTGCTGAATGTGTTCCAACTCCGTACTCAATCCACCACGCATAAAAACCATCAAACTTCCTTGCACCTTTTCCATATTGTGGACCAACTAAAACATTTGGATATTTTTTTGATGGTGATGTTTTGACCTTAATTGCGTTTTTTAGTTCTTGTGGTGGGTAATCAGTACCCCTTATAGTAATGGTTTCAGTTCGTTGATTTGGTGCATTTTGTTTCATCTTATCAACCACTGGTTGCATTTGCCTTCTTAATATTTTAAGAATTTCACGCCTTTTCATCTTGTCATCCAAAGATTGAATTTCAAGCATAACACCTTCAAAACCTTCAATTTTATAGTTTATCATAGTTTTTTGTTTGCACTAATCATCAAACCTTCACGACCAAGTTCCTGGATGTCCAGGATATCATAGTATTTTGAATTGTAAAAAATACGCATTGATTCATCAATTCCATCAAAGAACCGAATCTTAAATTTAACCTTACTTGTTGATGTAACTTGGTCCGCTTCAACTTTTTCATTACCAGTTCCACGTTGCACATTTGCAAAAGTTGTGTGATACGTTGACCAACTTGCATTGTATTCACCAATTGAATTGGTTGAAAACGTTTGTGATTCAATCACAATCTTTCTATCTAAACGACCTATGTTCATATTTCAGTTCGTTGGCTAACCATTGACATTTGAAATTTTGTTCCGCGAGATAGGTTGTGCATATTGCTTCCAACAATTGTGCTTTGTCTATTTTCAAAGAAATCTGAAACAATCATTCGCAATGCTTGTTTCACCATGTCATCAGTATTTGCCGAAGTTGTTATTTCAATCTCAATTGGAAAGTCACGATCATATAAGTTTGGCAAATTGTCCTTCATTTCTACATAAGAATAAAGTCCATTTGTTGCAATGTATTTTGATGAATCCAACAATGTACGTGTGTTGTCAGAGTCATAATAGTAAATTGAAAAGGTATCCAAAGGGTTGACATCAATTCTGAAATCATCCCATTCAGTCATGTACCCAGTCACTCCGCCTTTGATAAGCAAACCAGCTTCGTTCCATAACATCAAGTGTGCAGATGCTATGTAATCGTTTATTAAATCATCAAACGATGAATCCAATATATTTAAATGTCTTTTTGCTTCAACCAAAGTCAATGCCCAATTGACCTCTGGTGTATAGCTTGTTATTTTTTTGTTTCTTATCATTGATTTTAAAAAAAAAGAGGATGGGCAAAACCCACCCTCTTAATATATTAACTAATTACTATAAATGAATTATCCGAATGTTCCGACTGAAATAGCGGCATCCTGAACTAATTTCATATCGAAATATGAGTTTAAGATTAATCTATTTGTTCCGCTAATCGCCTGACTGTAAGGATCTACAAGTATTTCAATACCTCCAAATTGTGCAATCATAACTTTTGAGAAGTCACCATAATAAACCGCTGGATTTGTAATATCAGCAATTTGGTTTGAGAACTTCGCTTTTACTCCCATGATTGCTTCATCAATGATTAATGGATTAACACCACTAACTTGTGCAGCTGTGTAAACTTCATTGAATAAATCATTTGAGATTGCAAAACCTAAATTTCCACGATTGTGGTTGTTTGATTGTACTTCCTCAACTAATGCCATCATCAAGTTTGTGATGTTTGCATTTGTTACTGGAGTTTTTCCGTTTCCTAAATAATCGTATGCACCATTTGCAGAATCATCAGTAAAAACTGCATATTCAAGTTTTGCACCAAGTGATTGAGCAATTGAGTTTCTCAATGCTGATTCAAGTGATTCGTTGTGTTGCATTGCAGCTTGTTTGCTATAATCAACATAAGATGCAACTCTACGTGGTGCAAGGTCTTTTTTAGTCATTGCAGAACCACCATCAGCAGCTGCATCCGTTTCACCTTCCCATTGTGTTGTTACGGCACCAAGAACTGGAATTCTTTGATCAGATGTTGATGACACACGTGTCACACCTAAATCGTCAAGAATTGTGTTTGCGTAAACGGCATCCACGAAATTTCCAACCTCAATACCAGATGTGCCATTTTCAGTAATAACCGCACGATTCAAAATCATTGATGGTATAACAACACCATTTGCACTTCGACCAATTGCGTTCATTTCTCTCTGACCTTCTTGAGCCATTTCTAATTCAACACCATCAAGTTTTTCACCATATGCTGCACGTACCGCTTTACCGAAAGAAAATTCTCTAACTATTTCTTTTTCTTCTTTGCTTTCAGTCACTACTGGACTTCCGCCTAAATTTGCTGCTTTCATTCTAATTTCTTCTTCTTTTTCTACTTTTGGAAGTTCATCAACTAATTCAGTTAATCTTTCCATGTTTGTATCAAATGATACTTTTTCATCTTCAGAAAAATCTCTATTTTCTTCAGATACTAAATTTTCAAGAGCATCAAGGGAAGTTTTCACTTCACCAATTTCTTCTCTTATTACTTTACTATTTCTCATTTTCTAAATTTTAATACTACAAAAATCAATTATTTGATTATAGGTACTTTGTAACAATTTTAACTTTGTTATAATTTCGCAAAGCTGATTTTGTTTCAAGTCCCATTTCTTGTTCAACAATTTCTTCTTCAACAACCTCAAGTGATTTTTTAAGTTCATCAACTTGGTCAGCACTTCGTTTGAACGCATCACGATTTGAACCAGCACTCACAATTGACCACTCAACCAATTCTTGTCGTGTGAAGTAAATGGTGTTTCTGTCCTCATCATCTTCTTTGCCATAACGATATTCATGCGGTATTGCACCAACACTCGCCATCTTTAAAATCCCATCTTGCATTTTGTTAAATACTTTGTCAGCAATTGGATTGTTTCCTTCACGTTCAAATGTTACTTCACCAATCAATGCTTCACCATCTCTAAAAACTCGTGATGTTCCAATGATTGTGTCAGGATTTGAACCACTCACTTCATGATTGTATCCAACAATTGGATTTCTATCATAAGTTGACAAATCCCAACCATCAAGTTTGAATGATGTTCCATGTCTGTCAATGGATTCTGTTGATATTACAAATTGCGCAGTACGTTCAACTTCGTTAATATTTCGAACCTCTGCAAGTCTTTCAATTTTATTCATTACTTTTCTATTTTGTTCAATTTCTTTTAATTTACTTTCTGACCATCTCAATCCAGCTTTGCCACCCCACAACAAAAATGATATTGTTCCACACGCTTCAGTGTTGTCAGGATCATAATATACTTCAGCACGTGACAAATATGAATACATGCGTTTTAAAATATCCTCCGAAATCGGTCTTTTTTCTGACAAATCACGACCTCTTTTTTTGCCAATAGCGGTTGCACATTTATTGCCAACCTTTTCATTTAACTCAATGCCACGTTTTGCATTGTTTGAAACCGCTTCAGGATAATCACTATAACTCGCCATCTTCCTTCTTATAATAATTATCCATGTCCTGAATAGGTATTCTATTTATTTGGACATAACGTTCATCACCGCCTTCAATTGGATTTCTATCCTCAAGTTCAAGTACATCGTTTATGCTATAAGCACCAATGTCAGTCATCAATCGATAATATTCCCCTTTTGTCTTGACATCAGTACGCAATAACCTATCAACATTATGTTTAAAATAATGGTCAAGTTTTTCAGTATCTTTTAATAATTTTCTTCTATATTCTTGCTCAATCTTTTCAATCCACGTACCTATTGAGTAAGTCACAAATTCAATTGATTGGTGTTCAATGTTTGAAAACGTTGAATTTTCCATTTCATTAATCATGTGAGATGGTATTCCAAGAATGGTTGCAATCTCATTCTTTTGGAATTTTCTTGTTTCAATAAATTGTGCATCTTCAGGTGGTAAACCTATACGATGATATTTTGAACCAGCATCAAGAATTGCAGTTCCACGTGTTCCATTTGGTCCATAGTTTGCAGTCCATTGTTGACTGATTGCTTCTTTTGTTTCAGGTTTTAACACACCAGCATATTCAATGAATCCATCTATTCTTGCTGATTTGTTATAAAAGTCAGCACCATAATCTTGTGCTGCAATAGATAAACCAAGATTTTGTTTGTGTGCTTTTATTGCCGAAAGTCCAACAACTGGATCAACTCCAAACCCTCGAAGATTAATCATGTCAGCATCTTTGACAAGCAATGATTCAGTTTCATTGTATGCTTCCTTGACCTGAACCTTCCAATAAATCTCATCATCATATTTTATTGGTTCACATTGTTCACGTGTTACATTGACCAATGATGTTGGTGTTCCGAATTGATCACGTTCAATAATGGCCAAACCATTTCCATGATTGATTGCTGATGTTATTAATATTTGTGTGAAGTCAAAAGAAATTGATTCATAATTTGCTTCAGCATTCAACAAGTATTCTGTTGGATGTGCAACTATTTCACGCCTTCCGTTTTGTTTTCGAAAAACCTCAACTGGCAACATTGCCACTGATTCTGTAATTCTTCTTACACCAGCCCAATATGCTGACAAACCCATTGCGGATTCCTCAGTGACTGGAGTTCTTCCAATCATTCCACCAAAGTTTGCATTTAAGAAACCTTTTTTTGCGGATAGAACTGGATTGATTCTTTTGATTTCAAATCCAAATAAATTCACTATTGCAAAAATGAAACAATAGTTTTTTATAAATATGTAAAATATTTAACTACTTTTTCTTAAAATTAATTGATTGCAATGCTTTGAATGATTGATAATTTCGATGCGGTTTATAGTCAGGTAAATAAATATTGATTTCCTTAACGCATTGATCGTAAGCCATTTTGCGAATCTTAACCTTTTTTAAATGCTTATGAAACAAGTCATCAATTCCTTTTGTTACTGCATCAATTATTTCTTCAGGAACTTCAATCTCACGATTGTTTTTATTTGATAATATCACACGATATGAATCAAAATCTTTGTAGTGATTAAAATGTGGTGCATATTCACGAACCAAATCAAGTGCAGCATCATAGGCATCTTCACTGGTGTGATATCTTAACATCTCAAGAAACAAGAAATCAAAGTTCCTTTTATTGTTTAAAACATCATATATTTTTTTAGGTACTTTCATATAATATACAAATCGCCATCCTCTAAATAAGACTTGTTTGAATCAGGTTTGTCAAGCCACAAACCAAATGCCATGATATTAGAAATCAATCCATCAATTTTTTTATTCGGTGAACGTGTATCCTTTTCAAGTTTTATGTTTCCAGCGGGATCAGACTTCACCGATGCATTGCCAACCATCCAACGCAAAACTGGATTGTTGCCATGATTAAACTTTTTACTTTCAACCGCAGCTTGTAGTTCTTTAGTTGGTGCGTTCATAGATTTAAATCCTTGTCTAAATTCAATCAAGTCAAATCCTTCTTCATACAACTTTGGCGCAATGTGATGTGAGTTCCAATTGTCATATGCAATGGATTGAATATCATACAACTTGTTTAACTGACCAAGTTTATATATTATAAAATCATAGTCAATAACATTCCCACTTGTTTCTTCAATATATTCATCACGAACCCATTCACGATAATTAATATTTTTTTTGTCAGCTGATTGTGTTCCTTTGTCTTCAGGCAACCAAAACCAATTTTTGGAATAGTACTTTTCATCTATTTTCCAAACTAAACTGAATGCAGTGATGTCACTTCGTGATGACAAATCAAGTCCACCATAGCAAGGATATTCACGCAACATCTCATCATCAAAATCCCAATGTGATTTGGTCCATACCTCATCATTAATCCAACCATCTTTTGATTGTGTCCAAACATTTAAATAATATCTTTTGAATGAATTCAAACTTGCTGCACTAACCATTGCTTTGTTTGCTTCCTTTTCATATGCACGTTTGCCAATTGATATGTTGTAATTTGGATTTGCTTTTTTCCAAGTACGTTCATCAAATGGATCATCTTCTTTGTCTGCACCATAAATGCAAACAAGTTGTGATTCATCTTCAATCAAACCTTTTGCAATGTCAATTGCTTGTTCATGCCTTTGGTATCCAATGCCATATAAATCAGAACCAGCAGTTGTGATAATAAATGACAAAGGTTGCTTCCTGGCCCCTTGTGATTTCTCAACCATTTCAAGAACTTCATTGTTTTTGTGAACGTGCAACTCATCAATGATTGCCAATTGTGGATTTATTCCATCCTCCCCCCCAGCTTCTTTTGATAATATTTGATATGTTTTTAAACCACCAATGTGGTCAGGTGCAGTGATTGAGTTTCGATATATATTGCACTTGGATTTTAATCTTGGTGATTTTTGTATCACTTGCTTTGTTGCATCGAACACAAGACCAGCTTGTTTCCTTCCCCAAGCAACACCAACAATTTCAGAACCGCCCTCGCGTTCAATGTCAATAAAAACACACGCAATTGATGCAGCCAAAAATGATTTGCCTGATTTCTTTGGTATCTCAATGTAAGCACTTGTGTATTTTCGAAGTCCAGTTGCTTTGTGTTTCCAACCAAACAAAGGTTTTATAATATCATCCTTTTGCCATTGCTCCAAAATAAATGGTTCACCAGCTTTGTCACCTTTTACGTGTTTGACATTTTCTTCAATATATTGGACCACAATATTTGCAGTCCTTTCATCAAAGTAGTATTTATCAAGGTCAATATTTTTAAAATTAGTTTTATATGCCATCAGAATATATGTCCTTATCTTCTTCAGGTTTTTGTTGCAACTGGATTCTTGTTCTTGCACTTGGACTAAATCCAAACTCTTGTGACAATCTTAAAAAGTCCTTTCGTAATTTATTTAATTCCGTATATAATGGATCAATTCTTTTCATTCCTTTGTCATCAAGATAATACCTTCCTTTTGTGTTTTCTTTTAACCATTCCAATTCACTATACACATAACAATATTCTTTAAACAAAGTCAGGTCAATGAATGAAATATATCCATACAATTTTTGTGACTGCATCAATTGTTGAGTCCACATTTGTTTTGCAACATCATTCAAATCTTCAGGTGGGGATGGTACTTGGTCATGAACCCAGTCCAAAGAATTTGCATCTGCAATTTGGTCATCATGTCTTGATGGTTGATAATAACCCTTTTTAATTGTTATTGCTTTTGGTGGTGGTACTGGTCCTCTTTTGCCCATATTATAATAAATTTCTCATGTGTGGTAGATTGTTTTTTATAATATATTGATCTCTAAAAATAGCAGCTTCAACCTTATTTTTAAAATTACCTAAATCGTGCCTTTTATTTTTAAAATTAATTAAAACACGATAAGTATTTGATTCTGTATTTTTGTGAACCCCTATAAAACCGCTGGTGTTTTTTAAGGACCTTCTATTTGTTGCATTTATATAAGGCTCTACATAACGACAATTTGATGGTTCATAATTACCATTATTGTTTATTCTATCTATTTGCAATCCTTTTTTATACCCATTATTCAAAGACCATTTTTCAAATTCATAAAAATCATTATTCCACAAATCACATATTTTTATTCCTCTACCACCATAATTTTTAAAAGATTTGCTTTTTTCGTTTGTGCATCTATATTTAATGCCATGCCAAACACTATACAAATCTCTGTCGCTTATGTAAATGCCATTATTTTTTGGAATTTTTTTATTTTTTCTACCACCTACATGATCAACACACCATTTTCTTTTTTTAGTAGATTTAATTTGAACACCACAAATCAAGCAATCACTTGAAATAATAGTTTTTAAATTATGTTTACTTTTCCAATTTCTATAACATACATCTGATGTAAAACTTTTATGTTCTTTATTTAAAAAATCAAATGCCTTTTTTACTGACCCAATTCTTTGAGCCATATCTTCAACTTTTTTATGAAATTTATTTTTATCCATTATTCCCAAACCCTAAACTAACTTTTGTGTAAAAAAAG